ATCCCCATGACAGGATTAGCGGGAGAAAGGGTGTCTCCGAATTGGGTGAAGCCAGCGCGCTTATTGACTGTTCCCCTATAGATATAAGCATTCACCAATGGCTCAAAAGCATCCGCAGGGCGAATCCATGGCTGCATATATGTCTGTATCCCAGACTTAAACTCAGAGATTAAGTAGGGCGTAAGGGGTTGTTGCATTATGTCCCTATGGCAAAGAAAGCCACTGTATGGGTTACAGAGCAAACGGGTGTAAACGCAGTGGTCGATAAAGCTTTGACTGAGGCAGATGACCCATCAGCTGAACCACCAGCATTTTCTACGGTTAACATGAGTGATGGTTGAGCTGTAAAAGCAACTTGAAATGGTATAGATGTAGCGAAGGCAGAAGTTACACTCGCAACTCTTCCCCAATTTAATTTGAGGCCCCATGGAGTAGTTATACCAAAACTTGTCCCAGATGAAACGACAGGCAGGTTCGTAAGCTGATAGATCGCTGCGGCATTTCGATAAAATAATTCAACATTTGAGACTGTTTTTGCATAGAGGGAAGCAACAAACCCAACAATGGCCGGGTCTGTCACTGCATTGAAGTAATCCACTCTATAGTGAAGACCCCCATTGGTTCCGTCCGTCATGGTGATGTGGTTGCGAGAAAAGCCTACATCCCCAGCACCGCCAGTTGATCCGGCGTCGATCGTTTGAAAGTTCCCAAGAATCTGCCCCTGGCTTTTAGAAATGAAATCGTTGGGTTGAGGAATGTTTCTATTATAAGCCATCAGAACCTCGGAACAGATTGCTCTGCCGTTAATTGTTGTATTGTTCTTCCCAATGCGACGTTTTCATATCGCTTGAATAGTGGAAAGTAAGCATCGTAGTTATCGTTATCTCCGGTATCGCTGAAGACCTCTAAAGACGCTCCATAAGCGATCAAAGGCCCCCATTCCTCTTGAAGCGGGGTATCTGAGTCTAAAGTGAGAGAGGTTGGCTTGATGTAGCCCTGCATCTGGATCTGATAGGCTTGATCAGGCACGGGCATAAAGGTGAATTGATTATTGAAGAACAAAACACCTTGTGGCCTATTGCCTGAATAGCCTTGATACTTGGCATAGATCACTGCACTCGAATTTGGGGCTACATTGAAAGAAGCTGTATAAGCGCCAGTGAGATAATTAATGGTCCCTGTCCCATCGCCAGAGAGGGTGCCGTTTCCATTATCTTGGAGAAGTTGCTGGAATCCGGTGGTATCATCAGCTGTAATAAATAGAGTACCGATGATAAGAGGTGGATTCTGTAGTCCGCCAGCAAAAGCGGAAGTAACACCATCGCCAGTTGCAATATTATCGACGGCGTATTGCTGTGGCCAATCTTGGTAAAATATATCTGGGTCTTGGTAAAAAATAAGCGGGAAACCATCTGCATAAGCACCTGGTTGGTCTGTGAAGTAGCCCCCAGGAAATGAATAAACATTCACCCCAGGGGTCGTTTTAAATGTTAGAAATTGGTTCGTGATCTGCTCTTTGAGCTCAAAGGGCATCGTGAATACATAGTAATTATTTATGTAATCATCCAATGCAGCATCTGTTATCTGGTCCGTGCTTGGACGGCCAGTAATAGCGCGCACTTTGGTTCTAATATCGGCAAGAGTCCACGGCATTTCTTACATCGCCTTCTTCACAGGTTGGCACCGAAAGTTGTATTTCAATCCCTTGGTGTACATTTCTGGGTGACCATTGGGCCCTTGGCGATAGCCATACTGCCTTTCGGCGCAGCTCTCAAGGTGCTCGATGATCTCGGTAGTGAGGTCATATTCTTTACCGTGGTAGAGCGTGTAATGTTTGAGGGGATGGGTTTTGCTGTGGTAATGGAAATCTAGAGGGAAACCTGGGTCTCTTCCATTGATGAACTGAACCTTTTTAATCTCAGGAATGTACTTTGCGACAACGATTTGCTCTGGTTTTGGAACCGTTGGGCAGGGTGGTAAGCCTTCTGGGCTTTCGGAGAAAAGGTTCTTCTCGATGTACTCTGAACCTTTATCGTTTAGATTCTTTTTTGGTCTTGCCATGTTAACCTATAATTTTAAGTTGCTACGTTTTGAAAGGGTCTATTGAAAAACTGGAAGCCCTGCTGCTGAACAGGTGGCAGGCCAGTGTCCACGATAATGACTCCACCACCCCGGTAATCGTAGAAATTGGTGGTATTCACATTGACCGTGAAGTTGTCGGTATCGATGACTTTCTGAATGATTGCGTCAAGACCATTGATCTGGAACATGCCCGTCACTTGCTTAAAGCAAATAAACGTCTGTCCTTCGCTTAACGAATCAAATCCATGATCCGTGATTGTGACTGTAGCTTGGCTGTCTCGCGTGATGTTCGAGATATCCTTAATGAGATCTTGAGGCCACTCATCGGGCGACGGAGGCGTCACTGAAGGTGGTACTGCATTCGATGTCATCTTTACTCCATAAAAAGAGGGCTCTGCTTTTTAGACAGGCCCCAAACTCTTTGTACGCTTGGTACATGAGCAGGAACCAGGGGTTTCAATCCCTGGTGGCCCACGTCTTTGATCGTGCAGTTATCGACCATTTCGGATGCACGAAGGAAGACTTGCGGGGCATTGGCTAGCATGCACCCGCCATTCTCGTTACTGGCTCGTAAACGGAGCATCCAATACCGCAAGGTACTGCCATACATCCGCTGTCGTTACCATCAAAGAAGATCCGAGCGTCAACCCTTCGAATCCAACGTTGTACAACGGTGTGTTGTACGTTTGGAAACCAGTTGTTGTAGTTGCGGGGACTCCCGTGATTACTGTTGCAATTGGACTGCCAGAAGCAACAAACGTCGTAAAGCTCGTGGAATTAATGTTCACTGTGAAGCTAGTTGTGCTAGTCACAGATTGAATAATTCCCGACAAGGTATTGATTTGAGTCATACCTACGACGCCATGGAAGGTCACAGTCGTCACTCCAACATCCGCAGCTGTGAAAGCATGGGTTGCAGTGATCGATGCGTTAGCGGCCTTGCTAATGCCTGTGATTGCCAATGAAACATTCGTTGCTCCAGGAGGTAGCCCGCTCAACGGTACAAATTCAGTCCCAGCTGGAGTTATATAGGGAGTAACTCCGTTGGTAGAAGTGTAGGTCAATACAGGTGCGCCTGTAGTCATTGTCCAAACATATGCGGATGCATTTGCCATGTCATCCCACCATTCGAATTTCTGAACTCCGTTGGTGTTTGCAATTATTTTGGTTTTGTTCTCAGCCATGAAGTAGCTTGGTATAAAACCAAGGTTCAAATTCTGTGCTGATCCGCCTGCTACAACGGTCAGAGTTCCTTTTCTTACTATTGCCATGGTTTCCTCCTTATGCCGATGCTAATGTTGAAGTCAACCGAGTGATCCAGTTGTCATTGAGAATTCTCGTGACGAAGGGATACTTGTAACCGACTGTACCGCGTTGGTTCAGAGGATCGGCTGTACCTGAAGCACCAAGAGGTTTAACAATGAATTCGGCTTCTTTTGCTCCAAGACGAACAACGCCGTAAGCTTCTTGTCCCAAGATGAAACTTGAGTACACGTTTGGATCTGCGCCGTTGCTGAATCCGTTGGTGTTCAAGAGCCATCGGACGTTACGTGTAGCGCCCCATTCTGCCTCGAGAGCATTCATTGGGTTTGGATAGTTCGCAGCCTGAATGAAGCTAGAAACGGCTTCAAGGTCAGATTGCAGATCCACGCTCATAAATCCCCAGTAGGATGAACGAACTGGCGCTGTGCCGAATTTGTTCTCTCCAGGAAGAGGATTCGTCATGAGACGAGCATTCCCTTGTCGCAACGCAACAACTGCGTTCTGGATGTCCAGATCGGTCAATTCCGTTGGGGTATTGCCATTAAGTCCGTTTGTACATAGAATGGTGCTCGCTGTTGATACCATCATGTCGCGGATTAGGGTGTCGATCGTTAATCCAAGCTGTAATGAAAGAACTTTGGTCGCTTCATTCAGTACACGGTCTTGGACGACGTATTGGACTTGGTCGGTGATCGTGACGAACGATCCGTACCATTGGATTTGTGCTTGGAAGTCTGTAACAGATAATTGGTCTCCCATTGGAGTCTGCCCGTCAGTGAGTGGGACGGTAGCTGCTGTGAGAGTGCCATATCTTCGGAAAACCATTTGGTTCCCGGAGTTAAGTGGTATTTGTCGTTTTTGGGCGAACAAATCGTAAATAAAATAGGGTCTTGCCAGCGTTAGAAGGAGTCTATCGAAATAGGTCCGCACTTCCGGTGGCAATTGAGTTAAACTTGTAACTGCCATATCCTTTTCTCAGTTTTAGATCCCCTCAAGGTTACGGCTCGCCATCTTCATAAATTCAGCATCGGACATTGACGCAAAATAATCGGCTTTACTTAGGGCGCCTTGCCCCCCAGCCTGAGACAACGTCCCCGGCTTTCGTGAATTCTCGACTATCTTTTGAGCGTTTTCGCTCTTCGTCTGTACGGGTTGCTGATACGAATGAATCTGTTGCGCCATCTTCCCCAGCTCATACGCAAAGAGCGCCTTATTGCTGGAATTTTGTATCCCTTGAATGAGATGCGGTTTTTGTTTTACTAGAGGTAAAGCGAACTTTTCGATTACCTCCGCATAATCGGGATGAGATTGCTGCACTTGAAGTTCTTCGAGACGTGATTGGTAGTCGGCCTCCCGTTGCATCCATTCCTTGCGGATCTCTGCAACGCTTGGTATATCGTCATCCTTCATCCCATCAAACATTTGCTTTGGCTGGGGCTCTGGAGGACTTTGCTTTGGCTGACTATTTACATTCGCTCGAAGCATATCAAGATGGAGTTGGTACTCCTGCTTCTCTGCTTCCCTTTCTGCCTTAATTCGATCGACTTCCTCTCGAAGAGCACGGAAATTTTCCGCTTGTGGATTGTCGGTTGGCTTCTCTAGAACCTCGTCCGCCGCTTTTTGTTCTGGCTGATCTAAAAGTTCTTGATGGACCGCGACTCCTTCTTCTTGGCCATAAGAATTCGTATCTACAACTTGCGCCCCGGCGGCAGGTGCATCACTTCGCCCGTAACTTTGCATATCAACATCGAATGACATTTAAATCCCTTTGGTCTGGCGGCGACCTATTACGCCCAATTTAAGAAACCAATGCTTTCAACTTTTCTCCCTGAGCCGATACACGATCAGACGCATCGGATGCTTTATCTGACAGTAAGCGCGGATCAAGCGGTACATCATGCGGCGCAGAGAGCTCGTGACAAAATGTGAACTCGCCAGCTGCGTGATCTACGTACCAAACTAATATTCCCAGCAGTGCTGGGGGCTTATCGTAATAAGCTTTAACAACCTGTTTGAAGGCGGGTCTTCCCAATCTCTGGGATGCTCCTTTGTCCTCTTTGCAGGCATATACGATGTAGAACGGCTTCGTCTCTTTTTTCATGTTGTTGGAGAAATCTTCGACCATTCGAAGTACATCCCAACCCCACGCTTCTCTCGATTCGCCTATTTCTTGGGCCATCGTTTTACCTTAGTCCCAGTGATAGTCTTTAAACTGGCTATGAATGCGACCTTCGTCTTTCTTAATGCCAGGACCACCCGCTTGACCTAAAGCGATCGAATCGGCTTGGCCTTTGTAGTCCATACAGCCCATGCCAGGCATTGCGCCTTGACCTGATCCTGGATGAGCCACTGCGGCCATCTCTGGTTTTTCAACCTCATTTTTATACAGCCCACTGGAAGAATGTTCCGGCATGGATTGCCCAAAATTTTTCATCTGTTTCTCCTACTTACTTTTCTTGCCCAAGTTTGGGTATTTCTTGTGCACGGCCTTCTTAATGCCAGAAGGGTTGGGTGCGTTGTGTGCATACGCAAGAGCTGCCTTCGCCCTTTTTGGCGTATTAATTGGGTAGGACCCCGAAGGAGCCCCACCCGCTGGTCCAGCAAAAGACTTGACGCCTTTGTACTTCCCAACATTCGATCCGCCTGGCTTCTTCCTCATAGTGGCCTCTTTGCCATGCGGGACAGACTGTGTAGCTGAAATTTTTACTGCCTTCATAGCCTCTCGCGATGTCTCTTGGGATATTCTTTCTTCGATTCGAGTTTGTATTGATTGAAGTCGCCCGTATCAGCAGGAGGTGGAGAAGATTCATACCCATAGGGCATTTCTTGATGAAAAACGCGCTCGTCTATTTGGCGGCTATATGATTCAGGAACTAATGAACCCAGCATATGAACGTCAAAACTCATGGGTTGCCTCTCTTTTAGTGTTAACTTTCAAATTTACATTTTACACAATCAAACAATTTGATGTATAAATTAAATTTGAATTTATATGAGGCGAAAATGATAATTCACGGCGATTGCTTAGAAGAAATGCGTAAGATGGCTGATAACTCGATCTCGGCGATTGTCACTGATCCGCCATATGGTTTATCATTCATGGGAAAAGGATGGGATTATGCAGTACCAGGAATCGAATATTGGCAAGAATGTCTCAGAATCCTCAAGCCAGGTGCAAATCTCCTTGCGATGGGAGGAAGTCGCAAGTTTCATCGCCTCGTTTCAGCGATCGAGGACAGTGGGTTTGAAATTCGAGATTGCATTATGTGGATCTTCGGATCAGGATTTCCTAAAAGCCACAATCACTTTGGGATTGAAGGGTTCGGGACTGCTTTAAAGCCCGCGTACGAACCTATAATCATGGCAATGAAGCCTCTCGAGGGTACATTCGCGCAGAACGCCGAGAAATGGGGACAGGCGGGGATTAACATTGATGGCTGTAGGGTTTTTATCGACAGGGAAGACGACATTCACGCAAAAAATCCTCACACGGAGAATAAAGGCGAAAATAAGATTTATGGAGCTCACAAAGGATCTTCCTACATAGTTCCAAAAGGCCGTTGGCCAGCCAATGTAATCTTCGACGAGGAAGCGGGCGAGATGCTGGATGAGCAGAGTGGCCATTCTGTAAGTCGTATTAACCACATTCAAAGACCTAGGGGTGCAATGCAAATGAGAGGAGAAAATAGTCGTCCTTGTCATGGAAAAGATTTTATAGACAGGATAGAAGGAGTAAATGACTCCGGCGGTGCATCCCGTTTCTTCTACTGCGCCAAAGCATCATCAAGCGAAAGGAATGAGGGATTGGACGGGTTGCCTCTCAAAGAAAAGAAAACACTCAATGAATATGTCAATCCATCTGAAGGGCGAACAGCGAGCAAATCTGGCGCACCAATGGCAAACAATCACCCAACCGTCAAGCCCCTAAAACTCATGGAATACCTCATCCGTCTCGTCATGCCCCCAAAAGATGGCATCCTGCTGGACCCGTTTGCTGGATCCGGCACAACGATACTAGCCGCAAAACGTCTAGGATTTCAGGCGATAGGCATAGAAAAGCAAGAAGAGTATTGCAAAATAGCCAGAGCTAGGTTAAACATTTAATTTTAAGTTTACGAAGGTGGGCTAGATGTTACGGGTTTTTGAATGGGCGGTATCGTGGATTGTAATCGTGGCTTCGTTTCTTCTCTTTTGGATTCTGCCTTAGCTTCCTGCTGCCCTTCAATTTCCCTGAGGAGCTGCAACTTGGACACAAGGTTCTGTATGTCCATTCCTTCCAGTTCCTTGACCGCTTTGATCAGGTTCAGCACTCCCGCTGTCTTATCCTCTTCTGCTCTTGCAATTCTTTCTGCGTTCAGCGCTTGATCTAGCTGAATCTTGGCCAATCGCTCGGAAGCCAGTGCCTCGTCGGATTGCGCCTTCGCGCCGAGTGACTGTGTGACAACTGCTTGTTGCTGCATGGCCATTTGGGTTTGAAGCTGTTCGACCTGCTGAGCCTGCTGAGCTTGGGCAGCGATTCGGTCTGTAAGTTTCTTTTTGTCGTGCAGACTGCTCGAAGAAATGAGTTCTTCATCCGTGATATTGACGCCCATAGCTTTGAGAGCCATTCTTTGGGTAAATTCCGACTGCTGCTGAGTATCGGTGAGAATTCCTTCTTCCACAACAATGTCATACTTTGAAAAAGTTTTGCTGAAAAACTCATCCGTCGGCCTCTTTTTGGTGATCATTTCGATCTTTTCAGGGGTGTAATTCAGCTGAATCAGCTTCAACACCTTTTTGCCGATCAGCTTTTGCGATTCTCTGAGGCCATCGAACAAGTCTTGCAGATTCACAAGGCCCGCAGATTGGCGCATCTTGGAAAGAATCCCAGCAGTCTCGATTTTATCGTTTTCCGCCATGCCAAACAGCTCAGAATTGACCCCGGCAATCTCCATGATGTCTTTTTCAAACTCTGCTTCCAATTGGAACTGAGTGGGGTTTATACCAGCCGGCTCTAGACGCTGAATGTCCGTCATCTGCGCTTCAGGCTTTAAGAAGATGACCTGACCTTGGCCTGATTTATAAAGGGAAGTTGGATTACTGACGGAATTGGTCTTGGCGATCCACCCAGAGTTCAGTTGATTATCGATGATATCAACCATTTTTGAGCGGCGTTTATTGAGTTCTGTTTGGGGGTCGCGGACAATGCGGACTAGCGATTGGCATTTCCATGTCCAAAGATCGTAAGAAGGCTCCCATATCGCCATGAATGGCACGAAAGGGTAATCATTAAGGCCAAAGGGATCTTTTCCATAGTATAAAAGCTCCCCCTCTACAATGATCCCAAGCTCTACGCTTTTGACAGGTTTACGAATCACTTCAATCTGTGGGAAAGCTTCCTTGTACATTTTGAGCCGCTTTCGGTCCCCATCCCACTCTTTCGTCTCGCCTGTAACCATGTCTACGAGAACTTCTTTCGTTTCCCATTTGGTGCGCCAATACTCGGTGTAATTTAAAAGCTTTTGCATGCCCCATTGGCGGGCATAGGGCATGTAAGTGAATTTATCGTCTCTTGAGCCCCAAGGAAGAGCATCGATGACGTCCTGTTTGTCTGGCAAAAGGGAGGCAACTTCAGTGCGCGAAAGGAACTTGCGCCGAGCAACAAAGGAACAGTCCGACAGGTCTTTTTTGGTAAAGAATGGGTCCATGATCACTGCGTTCCAGTCATCGCGATGGAAACGGATATCCCCGGAAACAGGATCATTTCGATAATCTATCCAGGGCGACAGGAATGAAAGCCCAGTAGTTAGAGCCCCCTTAAACGCATCGCTGATCTGCTCATACCCTTCGGCGTTCTGCATGACGAATTGCATGGTGTCCGAGAGCATTTCGGCCGTTTCTTCAGAAGCATTCTCAATTGGCCTAATAACTGTCGCCAGGCGGTTTTTGCGCTGGTAGCCTTGGACAAGGTTGATTAAGCGCCGGATCTTGTTATACGTGAAACTAGAGCGCCTTTGGTTGTTTAAATAGGAAAGTTCTTCCAATGACCACTGATTGCCGAGATAATAAGAAAGGTCTTTATACGCTTCGGCGTAGTACGTATTCCATAATTGATACGCCCTTTCATATGATTCCCCGAAATCTTTTACTACGTCCTGGTGAAACTCTAAACGCGGATCAGATTTGATGCTTTTCTTGTAGTCGTTTAAGAAATCTTTGGAATCTTGTGAATTGGAATAATCAGACATCGGGCTGGTCATTAGGCAAATCCCCTTTGTCTGGATTATAAACTTTAAAATTTAAAGTTTACATAGAAAATAAGAAGAAGCCTTATATAGAACCAAGGATAATTAGAACTTTTGATTTAGACTTAATGGAGCTGGCGGTAAGTCGGCCTTAATATTCATTGCCGGATCTAGGTTCTCATCGATCAAATCGCTCGCCTCCCCCTTTGAATCAATCAGAGCGATAGACACAGTACAGCTCGCAATCGTAAAAGCACATACACTCAAGAGAAGAAATGAGCACGAAGCCCAAATGTACAAGAATGGTTTCATGGGTTTCCTGGGGTTGTGTTTTGTACGGGTGGTACTTGACCCGCAGGATAAGGGATGCGGGGAAATGGCACAAATGGGCTTTGGACGCCGATTGGACTCATTGGAGATCTTGGGACAGGCGATGGAGGTCTTTGGATTTGGACTGTTCCTTTAGCCATCAAGACCTCAAAGGATTAGTCGGCAATCCGCGGTAATATTGATCAGGCACGGCAAATGGGAAATAAGGCTGAAATGGGCCCGTATAAGGCGGTAAACTGACCGCAATGCGCCCAGTACCACCAGAACCGCCTACAGCGCCCTGCATGGCTGAATTAGGGTAAGGCCAGGGGAAAGGCTTGTTAGTGGGCCAGGGAGGGATTGTGATGGCAACACGGCCAGATCCGCCACTGATTGAAGCGCCATTGCCTCCAGCTCCGCCTGTAGATGTGTCATTGGGTCTGGTGAATGGGTATGACATGGCGCGCCTTGTTAAAACTTATTTTAGCACATTTCGTCATTTGGAGGATCGTCGTAACATTTAAGAAGGTTGCGCGTTCTGTAGGCCTTTAAGACATTCTTAAAGTATTTTAGCCCCATGGAACGGCCAGCAATATTCCCATCGTCGAAACCAGGAATGCCGTAACCTTCGGGTATGTTTTTTATCTCTTCTATCTTTCTCTCTGTGTCAGCGACAAAGGTCTTGATGCTTTCGAGTAGGTAATCTTCGTTGTTCATTCTTTCTCTCGCAGATTTACAATCCATTCTTCAGGAATAATCGGGGGATTTTTGGGCGGTCTATAAACGAACTCAGCTTCTTCTTTTGATGTTGGCGCGCAATCGTTGCACCAAGCCATATAGACTTCTTTTCCAATGGCTGCAATTCCTGCGGGTTTTCCGCATTTACATAGGACAATTTCGCCATAGGTATTATATAAAAATGCATTTTCGTTCATTTTTCCCCATAAATCCATGCCTCAATGCAAGGCTCACATACATACAGCCCCCAAGCCCAAATTTCGCTCAATTGTTCTCTGGGCAATTCTTTTTTGCACTTGTCACAATGCCACGGGTTAGATGTCATTTTTCCTCCGGCTGGTTTGGCAATGGCATCCAGTGAGTGACATGTTTCAATTCTTTATAAGACATTTGATCTTCTACTGAGCAGAAAATTCCATTATAAAGCCTTGCCCCCATATTTATATTCGTCCTATTCAAAGGATCGGCTCTACAATTAAACATCGTTCCTTTTGGGTAGGTTATATAAAGAAGGCAAATGTTTCCTTCTGGCGGTAACCCGTCCTCAACGCTGATCCATTCACTCATGAGGTGGCTCCGGCAACGGCATCCAGTGCGAAGCAAATCTCGAATATCTACATCCGCTCTGATATTCAACGAATTCATGAAGAAAATCGTTTCCCATAAATATAGCCTTAAATGATTTGCCATCGCTATAACACCAACATGCGGTTCCATCTAAAGGAAGCCGATCCTTTATGCTGATCCATTCACTCATGCGGGACCTCAGGTAAAGCCATCCAGTGGGTGATGGATTCTAAAATGAGTCCAGGGCCACATCTAAGCCATTTAAATGGCTTTTCCTCTACATACCATAACTGCGAAACATCAATTGATTTTTCATAATCAATCACCAGAACACTAACATCATGAGGAGGATATCTCTCTTTAACGCTGATCCATTCTCCAAAGCCATTTACTTTCGCCGTATTCGCAGCCCTTCCGCAGTCTTTGCACTTCCATTCAAGGTTTCGGCAGCCGGATTCGGTGCATGGGGTCATAGGTCAATCCTCCTCATCTTCATCATCACGCATATCGCACACTCTTCCTCTCCATACGCACATTACACGTACCCCATTTTCAGTGTCTTTGCCTGAATAATTGTCCCATATCCATTGGGCCTTTTCTGCGTCGGTCAATTCAACTTGGAGGGTTAGAATCCGATTCATAACTCAATCCTTACGGCTCGATTCACAGGCTGATATCGTTCGTTGACATGGGAGGCGTTGACCATTGTAACTGGTTTGCCTCGTGCAGGAAGATCAATGCCATAGGATTCATGTATATGACCCCACACCCATAGTTTTGGGGGATTTTTCATATAACCAATCCTACATGCCAAAGATTTAGACCCGCAATGCTTTCCTTCATCATTTGTGTCTAAGATTCCCCAAGGGGGAGAATGAGTAATCAAAATATCCGTGTCTTCGGGGATCTTCGCAAATTTCTCGGCCAGTTCTTCTTCCGTATCCACGGTAAACGCCTTGCAATGGGGGTTCATTCCGGGGAAAGTTTTGATCCATGGCGAGCCGTAAATCTTGAATCCGTTAAATTCCATACCAGAATCACACAGATAATAACAAAAATCTCCAGAAGCACCGTGTATAGCATATTTTTCTAGAGCATTGTCATGGTTTCCACCTATGAAGATCCTCATTTCATAAGGCTGCAATCGCAACCATGCAACAAATTCTAAATGTTCTTTTGGAGTATCCCTAGCCGTCAAATCCCCCGCCACAATCAAAAGATCGCCGCCTTCGAGTTTGGGGAAAAATCCATGTGTGTCGGCGATGCAATCGATAATCATCGATATAGACCCTTTCTTCTTAAACTTGAAGAATAGGTTTTAACAACTGCACCGTTAAATATAGTCACATTCGATTCGTTAGCAATTCTCATTTTCACTAAAATCCACATTATCATCGTAAAAATTAAATGCCTGATCATTCCTCTTCCTTTGTCTCAATAATCATGATTTCCCCAATATCAATCCCAAAACAAACCAAAAAGCGCAAGCCCATGTCGATTCGCTGGTCATTTAGTCATGTCCATTACTCTTGAGTTTATCTTTGGCCCTATTGTCTAGATACACAAGAAAAGGAAATATCTCACTTCGCACATATTCAATGAAGTCGTATGAATCTCTGCTCCAATCTTCCCACATAGTCCGAGCGGCTCTATCATCTTTCATTGCTAGATCGAGATCTGCACGAGTCAAAGAACCCTCTTTATAGCAATCTAAGAGCCAATTCCACATGTCCATAGTTAATCCCTTCCACGTTCTGTATTCTCTGTCGGGTTATCATTCCTTTCATACCAGGGATCTAAAGACTCGCATATCTGGTGGCCAATTTCATTGAGAAAATCATTTTGCCGTTCATCCTGGTCTATCTGCCACTCGTAATAGCTCATGTAGGCAATCTCGCCTCCATATTTCTTGTCGAACTGCTCCTTGTCGATTTGGTATAGCTCAACCGGACTAATTACATCGAAGTGCCAATGTGAATAGGCATGGGGCGCAATAAACAGAGCACAAATAAAGACACAGAAGCAAACAAAATATTTTACTGGTATTTGCATATATCCTCCGCATTTTGAACATTGACCAGCTTGAGATCGCCACTCGGCCCATTTCTTATAAAATCCCAAAGATCCTCACTATGCATCTTAATCCTCGCAAGCAGGCATTCTAATTCCCTTTCCGGTAAATCTGCCATGGTGATAAGACGGTTCATGTCAATCATAAAGCAGGCGCATAACCTAGCAATAAGTGCGGGGTCTTGGGTTAGATAATAGGCTTGCAACTTGTCGATGATCTCTTTATTGTTCATTACAGAGCCTCAATGTTTCATGATCACTCTAGACCAAATCTTGAAAAAGGCCCATGTTTCAGGTTCACCGCATTCATCGAAGCCGATTATCTGAAGATTTCCATCATGTATTTCCAAACAATCCCCTTTGCATTCGATGGTTTCGCCTGTGGGTACATAAACTAGAAATGTTTTCATGGCTGCTCCGAGGTGGCCAGTTCTTTGGGGAGTATCTCTTTCATGATGAGGACTGTCTTGATAATAGCGGTTTCTTTTTCAAGATTATAGAACCTACGATCCATCTCTGCTCTAACACTGAAAAATTCCCTGTCAATATTATTGAACTTCCCATTTAACCAAATTACTCCGCCCACAACGGAGCATAGAATTGTGAAAATGATAGCTATTGAATCAGCGTGATCCTTAAATATCTTCATAAGGGCTCCCAGTCAGAATTTTTTAACCGCTTTATCTCATTCTTGAGTTCTTCTATTTGCGCATTTAAAGCGGACACTTTTAATGATTCTTTTACCAAATAAAATCCCAACAAAAAGCCAATTATTATTGCTGGAGACATCAATTAAGACTGGTTAAATTTATTATTCATCGATATCCCCATTTCTACAGTGTCTTTAAATAAGCATCCAAAAACGCTTCCTTTATTCGCTTGACGTAGGCAGCCCTATTCTTGGTTGTGTATGGCGTTACACTGTCATTAAAAAAGTAAAGATAGCCGTCATCCGTGTAAAAGGAATTTCTCTTGAGCGATATTTCAGGCCTCTTTACTAACCGATCAGGTATGCCTATGAAGGAGTATTTTCCGTAATCAACCCAAGCCGCGTTTAAAATGCCGATAGGTTTGTAATCGCGGTTAAGCGGTATCCATACTTCCCCTTCTTTCCTGATCAAATAAGGGAGAAATGATCTAAGAGCGTAATAGCCCTTCATGGCTCCCTTCACATCGGAAAAACAAGTGATGGCCGAATAAATCATATCCAGGACGTAGATTCTTTCTTTTTCCATCAATCAAACCTCGGGTTAAACTGCTTAAACCACTTCTCCGACTGCTCATCCGTCACGCCAGCCTTCCCCGCGTCAACGTGCCTTTTGACCGCTATTGCCATATATCTTGCAGCATCCGCCCCATGGCTGTACTTATCGTGCCTTGGGCGGTCTTTATACACTTCTAGCCGCTGGTCAAACTCTTTGCGATAGTTCTCTAGACACTTTATCAAGGTGGCGCATTTTGCACCATCGATCCAAATACGCGGGAATATGCCACGCAGAGCTTCAATACCGTCCTCCAGTCTAAGCTTAAGCGTTGGGAGTGTAATGAATCTGACCCCGAGCCCTGCTCCAACTTCCTTGGCTGACATTCCTGAGCTAAAAGAGTGAGATTCAATATCGTGAGGGGCGAAATGATCTGCGTATATGTATTCTTTTTCTTTGAGTACGCCCGCATAATAGGGAAATCCTTTATTGGCAGCTTCGTGATAGTCGATGATATGGATCTCTTGGCCGCTGATTTGATAGAATATAATAGCTGTTGAGTCGCCGTATCCAATGTCCCATGCGGTAAAGACACGTAGCTGCTTATTCCATGGCACACTTCCAATTCGATCTTCGTCGCGTGCTTCTTGTAGATATTTGGCATAGTATGACCCCTCAACTCCTAGTGTAAATGAGCAATAAAACTCCTGCTGGATGAAATCCTCACTCATCCCCGATTCGCGCTCAGACTGGATATCGGCCTCTGAAATTATGTTCGTGTCTTTGACTGTGAGGAGCTGGCAGAACCATTCGGGGTTCTTTTGGGCCATGTCGAAGAGCTCCTTACCGTGATTCG